TCGCAAGGGTTAGAAACAATAATGTCCGGAATAAGAACTTTTATAGATGGGATATTAATTGCTTTAAATTCTTTAGCATTAGCTATGGCAGCAGGATTAGCAGGATTTAATGCAATCATAGGAAATATGAAAAGAGCAAATGAATTCGGTACAGCATTTTCAAATTTACTCACAAAAATAGATAAGCAATTAGAAGATATAGGAACAAAGCCAAAATTAGAGCCGATTGACTTAGGATCTATTGAAGTAGTTGATGATTTATTTAAGCCAACAGTAAAAGTAAAAATAATTCCAGAACTTACAGAGATAAATACATTTCAAGAAAAAATGAATAAATTTTATGACAATTTAACTGATATGAATACATTGTTTGCAGATACTTTCATAAGTGCTTTTGGAAATATGGAAGATGCAATTGTAGAATTTACAAGAACAGGAAAATTTAGCTTCACAAATTTTGCAGATTCTATAATAAATGATTTAGTACGAATAGCAATAAAACAAGCAATTATTGCACCTTTAGCGAGTGCTTTTACAGGAGCAATAGGAGGTTTTTTCAGCACTTCGGCGGTTGCGACAACAACAACGAGTCCAACGGGAGAAACATTTTCATTATCAGGAGCTAGAGCATTAGGTGGTCCAGTAACGGGCGGAAGTTCTTTTCTAGTCGGAGAACGAGGACCAGAGATTTTCACACCAAGCACAAGCGGTATGATAGTACCAAATAACCAAATAGGAAATAATATAAATGGCGGAGCAGTTCAACAAAGCAATGCAAATGTTCAAATAACAATTAATGCTATCGATACTCAAACAGGAGCAACATTTTTATTAGCAAATAAAGATACAATTGCAAATATCTTTAATGATAGTTTAAGTAGAAATGGAACAATAAGAGCGAATATATAATGAATGAATTAACATCTGAATTAATTGGAACAAACAACGATAAAATTTTCAATATAAGTTTAAATGAAACATTAAAACAATCAAGAACTTTTGATTTTGAAAGTGGGAAAGTTCAAACCATAGGGAATAAATCAATTCCAAGTATAATCATTGATTTAGTATATAGAGATATAAGCCAAGCACAATATGACGAAATAGAAACAGCATATCAAAATAATCACTCTAATACTTTTTTAATAGATTTAGGACAGAATTTAGATATAAGATTACTCTACAATTTACCAAACAATGGAGTTTTTACATTTGGAGAGTATGGTTTTGAAACTTCTATAAATCAGATGAACGCAAGTGAGAAAAGATATACCGGAAAAATAACAATAATAACAAGTGTAATATTTAATTATACTCAATTTCAAGATATATACAATCAACCAAGTTCATATACTCCAAAAATTACAACAAATGAAGATTTTTTAAATGTATTGGATCTGATTAGTCCTCAAAAAGTAATTTATGGTTATGAATTAAATAAAAGATTTACAAATCTAGGACAATCAACATCAACACAGCGAGATTTAGGGAATAATAAAAGAACTTGGAAACTAGATTTTCTATGTCAAGAATCAGAATGGATTGAATTAATAACATTCTTTAGAAAAAAAGGCGGTTTGGGATTGTTTGGAATACCAAAAGAGGGATATTTTAAAAGCGGCGAAGATTTAATAAATGCAAGATTTAAAGACGATAACTGTTCACATCAAAAGATGATAGGAAATGTTTATCTTGCATCATTTGAAATTATAGAGGTTAAATAATATGGCAAAAGTAATATCAGAAAGCGGATTAACTCCAAGTGATACTTTATTTCCAAGTGATACTTTGTTTCCAAAAGATTCTATCTTTAATGAAAATTCACAAATAATACATTTATTTGAATTTGAGTTTAAGTCTTTAGATGGAGAAACAACAGAGATATTAAGATTTACAGATAATGAATTATTTGTAATAATAGATGAAAATACATATACTCCAATTTCAATAAGTTTTGATGAAATAAGAGAGGATTTTACATTACAAGCAGATCAAGTAAATATTTTAGTAGATAATATGGGTAAAGAAATAACAACCGAAGTAATGACAAAAGAATGGCGTAATAATCAGGGTAAAATATATAGAATAGTTTATAATGAATTGCCACAATCGACACAACAAGAATTTGATGATACTCTATTCCCAAGCGAAACACTTTATCCAAGCGAAACACTTTATCCAACAGAACAACAAAAAAGCTATGAATATGGTATATTTAGTTTCGATGATGGTTATCCAAGTATTAATTTTGATAAAGATGAATATTTAAACAGATTCAATAAAGATTTATTATTTGATGGTTTGCAAGATGATTTTTCAGTAAGCAATGATAAATTAAGCGGAAATCTTACAAGTGTTCTTTCAGTATGGGATACACCTTTCCCAAGTCAAACTTTTGACCAAGGAGAACATAAAAATATAATCGGGGCAATGACCACCGCTCTCGAGTGGAAAGCATAAGATGAATTGTTTTATATTTATATATGAACACTTAAAAACAAAAGGTTATAAAATACCGGATACTTTTGAGAATTTAGAATATAAAAAAGATTATAAAATATTAATAAATAATAACAAACAGCATTTAGAAAATAATTTACATTTTAGATATTTTGAAAGTTTTACAAGAGAAGTCAAAAAAGCAATAGAAAATGATATAATATTGCATAAAAGAGGTATAGGAATTGCATTGGATAATAAAAGATTTATGACTTTGAATCATTTAAAGAGAGTAATAATAAGACCAATAAAAGATATTCACACAATTAGGAGAATTACTAATGGGTAGTGATAGTATAAAACAACTTGCAGTTACAGCAATATCAGTATATGTAGCAATTAAAACAGGACAATCACAATATTTAATCAGTGCTTTAGGTACAACGGGTGCATTAGTTGCAGGAACTGTTGCAAGTATAGCGGTAGCAGGAATAGCAGGAAAAGCATTAGGACTTGGAAAAGTAAATCTTGATGAATCACAACCAATAGGAAGTTATGCGACATCAACACTTCAAAATCAAACAGATAATAACAATGTAGTTCCAACACTATACGGAGAAACAAGAGTCGGAGGGAACAGAGAATTTGCAGATTTAATAACTGGAGAAAACAGCAAACTTTACGAAATAATTACTTTTGCATCACACGAGGTAAACGATTATATAGAAATATTAGCAAATAATGAATTGATGACACAAGGAACAGGGGCAGATACAGATAAATGGAGATATGCAAATGACAATATATTAATAAAAGTCTATAATGTAAAACCATTAACAGCAATTAAAGCAATTACAGCATATAGTGTTGGAGTATGGACCGAATTAGATTTGAGCGGATTATCATTTCAAAATACAACTTGGGCGGATTCAGACTTGCCCGATGGTATAAGTTTTTTAGTTGTTTATCATAAATATAATGCAACAGATAATAATCAAAGAAAACAAATCACTGCAAGAATACAAGGTAAAAAGATTAGACCTTTAAATAGTATTACGGAAATTGGAATAACTCCTGCTTATTCAAATAATCCAACAGAAATAATATTAGATTTTTTAACAGATGATAATAATTTTAATGTAAATGATAATCAAATAGATATAGAAAGTTTTTATAATTCAAAATTATTAAATATAGATTATGGATTTACTTGTAATATTGCATTTGCTACAAAAACAAATCTTAGTGCAACGATACAAGAAATAAAAGCAACAAACAGAAGTGATATTATCTATTCGCAAGGTTTTTGGAAAATAAAACAAGATGAAAAAAATAAAACAGTTGAACACGAATTAACAGCGGATGATATTCTTCTAGGCTCATTTAGTTGGTCACAGGGAGGATCAAAAGATATTGCAAATAATGTTATTGTATCTTATATAGAGCCAACAGATCAATGGCAAACAAAACAAGTATCATTTGAAGATACAGGACTACAAACAAGCGATGGAAGAATATATACAAAAGAAATTCAGTTAAGAGGTGTTACAAATCAATCACAAGCTGAAATAATAGCAGAACTAGCACTTAATCAATTTAGATATAGTGAAGATGAAAGTGAAAATAGAATAAAAGTAACACCACTTTCAATAAGTTTTGCAACTACAATAAAAAACAGATCAATAGAAGTAGGAGATTTAGCACAGATAGATTATTATCAGTTGCCATCAATCAAAAATTTTGTTATACTTTCAGTAAAGA